CTTATCTCCAAAGAGTATGACTCCAGCACCAGGTTGATTAATAATTGAATTAATTCTTAATGGATAAAGTCTATCCCTTTGTGATTTATCTGGGTTGTAAGATAATTTAATCGCACTATTTAAAATACCTCTTTGTTGTCCTGCAGGGGAGAACCAAGGATATGCAGTCAAATTTGTTCTAGCCATTAATCCAGCAACGTCTGGGTTGCAAGGAATATATCTAAATTTATCATTAAATCTATCATATGTATATTTGTATCCAGAATCAAAAACTGCATATGAAGAATATGCCAGTGGGGCGAAAAATTCTATCACATTATTAGTTTGAGTTTCAGGACTTATAACATCAACTACATCTCCACGATGTGGAGAAATGACGGCAATACAATCTTTTCTGGCATTTGCAATTGAAATGAGTGTGGATGCTTTTGATTGAGATTCTGCCTTAGTGGCAAGTCCAGGACCCATAATCAAATAATCTATCTGCTCTTCATCTGAATTTGAGAACAGATTATATGCGCTAATTAAATTTCCAAGGGTACTTTGCATACCTCCACTAGAAGTATAATCTTTACCTCCACTTAAATTATAAGTTACATTTCCAAGAGCACTAAATGTTTTATCTTGTGCATTTTGATTCCAAGCACCATTTGCTGTGGAAATTCCAGCAAATGATCCTAACTGGGCAAATCCAGTTTGTACTACTTTTTCATTTGGATTGATGTTATCTGAAGGATTATCTCCGACATAAAGATAATTTGAATTGGATGCAATATAATTTTTCCACAAAATCTTTTGTGGGGAGTTAGATGCTGAAACTGCATCTAAAGCTTTGGAAAGTCCAATGTGCTTTTCAAGAAGATTACCTTGAATTCCAGTAACTGTCCCTCGATCATCAACTACAGCTATATGAATTTCGTCACTTCTTCCATTTCTATTAGAAGCATACTGAGTAGTGCCTGGCTTAGGTGCAATTGAACTCCAATAAATTGAAGCATTTTCTAAACCTAAAGACTGCTGGTCGTACCAATCAGATACTGTTTGTACAGTGGCAGTATTATTATTAGTAACTCCAGAATTATCTGTAAAATAAAGAGTGTTATTTGCCAATATTGATGCTGATTGATTTCTCTCAGCATATGAGATTTTTACTTCAGTTGATGCAACAGAAACTTGATTTGAGAAGGATATTTGTGTTCCAGATACAACAGTAACTCCTATTCCAGTTTGCAAGGTTACGCTAGTACTTCCAACTCCAGAAATAGGTGCATTTGTTATAGCACCTGTGATAGTAGCATAAGAACTTGTTGTTAATCCTGAAGTTGAAGATACAAAAATTGTAGTGACACCAGATGCTGCTTCCTCAGTGAGACTTGATGATAGAACTTGAGAATATGAAATAGATGAATCAGATACTCTTGATAGTATTTTGACATCAATTGTAGAAGTCACCGAAGAGGTGGATACTCCAGTTATAATTCCCTTTAAGTATCCATTAAAGGTTGTAATGCCAGATGAAGATGGAATTTGAAGATTATTTAATCTCACAGTTACGCCATATCCAACTTGAGCCCCAAAATTGGATAAGTTATTTGTAGAAATTCCGATAATTTGATCTGCTTTGTCATCAATTACACAAACTTTTAAATCATTTGCCCAACTACCAGGAGTCTTTGCTGCAAAGATATAATCTGCAATATCATCCGAATGATTTGCTTCATAATCATCGAAATTTTTAATTTTTAAATTTGGATCACCTGCAGTAGAAATTCCAGAGGAATTTCGAATGGCATTAGATGTTCTTAACTCTAATGAATCAGCTCTTACAACTTTTAAAATTCCACCATAAGAAAGATATGATGATGCGCTCATCCAATATTCATATTGAGCGTCAGTTGAAAGTGGTTTGCCGAAGGTATTAATTAACTGCTGTTCAGTTGTAATGTTAATAACTTCTTCTACTGGACCAATAGGAAAAGGTCCAGCAATTGCTCCAATGTTATCTAAAACATTTTCAGCTCTTCCTACAGTTAAATCAACCTCTCTGACCAATACGCCTGGAGATAATTGAGGAGTCGCCATGTTTTTCTCCGTGAATACTCAGTTTATCTAAAAAATATTTATTAAAAATATATTTTTCATATGGGAAACCAGACGTGAACCTGCTTACCAGTCAGGATATTCCCACCTATCAAAAATTTTAGAAGTAATTTTACTACAAACTACTCTTTTTATAGTGCATTCTTTACATTCATATGAAAACGAGGATGCAACAGGACCTCTATCTTTACGGGTTCTGTAAAAACCATCTATTAAATTTTTTTCTTCACCACAAACTCGACATTTCCTATCAGTAAGTAATAAATGCCCTAACCTAATTTGTTTATCAAGATCCATTACATATATTCCCACATATACGCACGATCACCATATTCATCAACGTACCAACGATCACCATCTACATCAACAAAACTATTACTATCTAATCCATCCGAAATAAAACCAAATGGAGACATATCTTGTTCTATTTGGTTTTTTTGCTCTTCATACAGACGTTTTCTTACATCTTGATCAGTTAGTTCTTTAAAGTAATCTTGAGCAACTAACCAAGCGTATATTACAAGGCACATTGCCAAATCATCATTGCACCCTTCTTCTGCTTCAAATGAATTATGTTTTTGAATGAAAGTTGTTAATTCGCTGATGATTTCATAATCATTTAAAAATAATTTATTCTCCTCAATCATTGTTTTGAGATTAAGACATCCAACTTTTTTAACAGTTTTGGACATCTTAACTCCAAGCTGCGTCTTTTTTCCTGAAAATCCTTGTCCCACAATTTGACCTGCTCTTCCTCTCATTGAGCACATAAGAAGATTTTTATATTCCAAGTCATATTGGAGAATGCTAGCTACCTGATCGCCAACGTCATTTACTTCACACAATATGTAAGCATCATTATAACTTTTCCCCACCTCATCAATAATACTTGGAAATAGCATTGGTTTAATTTCATTATTTCTATACTTTGCAACTACCTTATGAGGAAATTCGGTAATATCAACAACAGTAAATGCAGAATAATCATTTCCTACACCTCTAGCAACGTCCACAGTAATCAAATAGTCGTGATTCTTAACTGGGTCTTGATAAACGTCTAAACCCGCGCTACGGGTCTTTGGGGCATCGTATACAAGTGATCTAAGTTTACTTGGTGCAATTAAAGTATCAACAGATCCAAGAAATTCGCACTCAAATTCAACTTTAAATTGCTGTTCAGATGTGTTTGCTATAGTTTGCTTTTTCCATTCCTCATCTCTTCCAGGAACTTCGCTCCAATGAACATCTGTAAACACATACTCATTTTTATTTTTTTCAGCATCGTGCCACATTCGGTAAAAATGATTCATACCGTGTGGCGTAGAAACTATAATAACTTTGGTTTGCTTACCCGATGTAATAGTAGGATATACCGATGCAAAGAATGAATCTGCAATATGATTTGGAACGAATGCAAATTCGTCCAAGAACAAAATGTTGAATGACATTCCTCGGACAGCAGATGCAGAGGTAGATGCTGCTAAGATCTTTGATCCATTCTCTAGTTCTAAAGATCCTTTATTCCAAGAAATAATACCCTGCTGCATCCACTTTGGTAGATTTTCATATGCAGTCTGGAGACGATCTAAAAGTTCCCTTGCAGTGGCTGCTTTGTTTGCCAGAATGCCTATATTCACATTATCGTTAAAAACTGCATAATGTAAAAGAAATGCAACCACAGTAGTAGACTTACCAGTCTGTCGTGGCATTTTGCAGATATTAAATCTATGCTTATGGAAATTAGTAATTAATTTTTCTTGAAAGTGATATGGTTTGAATGTCTGTAGACCGTGATCTAGAGTTACAATTTTTACATAATTATTAGCAAAATAAACAGGATCATTCATGCACTTGACAATCTCAAGAACCTGTTCTTCCGTGAATTCGTGAGTAGTATTCGCTTTTTTTAAAAGCGGATTACCAAGATATACATCATTATTTGCCATAACAAATACCTATTGATTAATTACAATTCCAGCGACGAAGTGCTTTATTAATTCTTGAATCTGGATCTCTTGAAGTTTCCGCAGAAGTCAATTTTGATTTCATTCCTTTCATACGTCTACAAAAAGATTTGCGACGATCTGCTCTTTTTCCTTTTGGATTTTTTTCAGTTACTGCAGTTTGTAATTTTGAACCTGGATTTTCTCTTCGATATGCTTTTACTGCAGCAGGACTCAAACCATCAGTTTTATCTTGACGATTGACTTTCTGCCAATCTTCATCAACCTCAACTTCTTCACCCATAGGTTTTACATAATTCTTATTAGGACCTGGTTTTGCTGCACTCCCTCCCTGAGGACCAAATGCTTGAATTAAAGGTTGTCCTGGTTGAAGTTCAGAAATTGTATGATGAACTACAACTGATCCGGGATAAACTTTTTGAAGTTCATCATTAATTTCTTTACGAGTCGGTAGTTTAACTTGCGGAAAAAACATTTTGAGCACATAATATTTTCCTCTCCAAGAAAGGGTAACCGCAATTATATTTCCTGTCTGCGACTGAAGACGTGCTGCTTCATTTACTTGAGATTTAAATCCTTTAATTGGTTCTGGTTTAATCAAGTCTACAATTTCAGCAAAAGTATTTCCATCTGCATCTTCAATAGTTACATCTTCTTTTTTAACACAACGATTATATTTTTTACCAAAAAGTTCTTGAGTTCCTTTTTTCTTATATCCTGGCCAACACTTCATTTCGTCCATAATTTTATCTACAAGTTTTTCTTCTTTTTTAATAGAGGGAAGTTCTGTAGTCTTCCCAAGTTTTTCTGATGCTGCAGATCTTTCACCTTCAGTAGATCCTCTTACAGAAACATTTCTAATTTTTTCTCTTTTTTGTGATTTTTTATGTGCAGTTGGATTTATAGTAAATCCAACTGATTCTTCCATTTCTCCACTTGCAACATAGTCTGCTGCAGTATCAATATAATCCGCTGCTTTAGTAATTTTAGACTGAACCCAAGCCTCAAGATCACCTTCACCTTTAGAAACTTTTGCTTTAAGTCTTTTTACAGCATTCTCAATTGTTTTCAGTTCTGATCTTGCCATTGAGTACTCTTCATCCTTTACGGAGACTTTATCCCACGCTTTTTCTCCATAAGAACACTCAGATCTTGTTTCTCTTTTATCACATAAAGGACAATATCTTTCTTCCTCGTGCATAGTTTCCTCCTTTTTAGTTCCCCAGTTTGCAGCACCAACTTTGCGGCATTTGACAAGTGCTCCAGACGCATATGCACTTGGCCAAACATCATATCTAGATTTTACTTTATGGTAACAAGCGTCTTTTTTTCCAGATTTTTTCTTTTCTTGTAAATTCATCTCTTCAGTTCTTACGTTAGTTGGTTTTGCTGCGTTCTTTTTTTGTGGTTGATTTGGATCTTTTCTATTCTTTCTTTCAAATGCTTTATTTTCCTCTTCTGGGGAAAGATTTGATGCCATTTTGGAACTGCCGCACTTTGGAGTAGAAGTTTGTCCTGGTTGACGAGCACAAGGAGCGCCAGCAAATGGCCCGCCAAGTTGAACCCAACCCTTTACTTTTCTTCCAGTCTTAGGGTCTGTTCCACTAGATTTTTTAAACCAATCGTGAAGACTTTCATCACCTGATTTAGTTTCTTCTTTTACATCTTTAAATTTTTTATGATGCTTTTTAGCATCTGCTTCCATTTTTTTCAAACGTGTATAATAATCTGGAATTTCATCTAGGTGTTGGAGAGCAATATCCATTGCAAGTTCGTGATCTTTTGTATGTTCGTGCTCAATGGGCTCACCCATATCAAGTTGCTTTTGTATGAAAGATACATCAAGTCGATGCTTCTTCGCAATTTGCTCAACTGTTTTGTGTGACTTGATTTTTGACATCATTCAACTGGGTTTGATTTAGTTTGCTCACCTTTTGCTCTTTTTCTTTTCCCCGCACAGTGAGCACGTTGAGAAAAACCTTTTGGGTTAGAGCAATCAATACTCTTTTTATATTTATTGCTCCAGTCTTCTCTAAACTGTTTAAACGTTTTCATTCTCTGTTTGTTGTTTTAAAAGTTTTGCTAATTCTGCTGTAGAACCAACAAAGAGAGCATTATTAACTGTTGTTGGTCCTTTAGAAACTTTTTCTTCTTCAACATCTTTGAGTTTCTTTTGCAAGTCCATTAGCTTATCAGTAGCATCTGCTACGTTTTTAATGAGTTGCCCGGCAACCTCATATGCACGAGGCATTTCACTTTCTTGAGCAAGTTCAAGAATACCATTAATTGCTTCTTGTCCCTTTTCTATTAATGAATATAAGTTCCCTCTAGTATACTCATAATCTTTTCTAATTTCATTTTCAATATTGATTTCCTTTTCTATTTTTGACTCTAATGCTAAAACTTCAGTCTCAATAGTGTTATCTGAAACATTAAACTCTTTATTTAATTTATCGTATTTTTTACTCATTTTCATAAAAACTCACCACTAAATCCAAAATCGTCACCCACCTCAATTAAAGAATTATCCTCTGAAGTTATAGATTTAACTTGAGATCCAGAAACGTGATCGGAAACAACTGTCTCATAGGATCCTCTACTAACTGTCAACACATTATTTGTTTTTGATGTAACAAATAAAGTTTCCTCATCTATGGTGATATATGTATTCTCTAATATTGAAGATGCATCTTGAACTGTTATTATAGTATCAGTTGTTCCTATATTTTTAGT